GTCAGCAGGCACCGAGATTGTCGAAGCAATCGGGTAGGCCGTACCGCCTAATGCAGCTTGGCTGTAAATGTTGATCGTGATGTCAGCAGCCGTCGTGCCATCCACGTTAGCCACCACAATCGAATTGATCTTGAAGACCTTGCCCGATGACGCAGCATTGCTTACAAGACTGGTAGCACTTGTGGTCGACAACGAAACCTGCGATGAATTACCGTAGATCGCTGTGACCGCTACAATATTTGGATTTGCCATGATCTATTCCTTAGAACCCGAAAATCATCGCCATAGCGATTGCTTTGCCAGTGGAAATACCCGAAGCCGTTTGAAACGTAGGGGGTGAACCTGAGCCATTTGAAGTCAAAACCTGCCCAGAAGTACCGGCAGAGGTTGATGTAGGTGCAGCACCTGCGCCACCACCTAAGACAACGCCGTATTGCGTCAAAGCACCCGAAGACGCCCAGGCTGACGCGCTAGAGAAGTAAGGAACCCCACCCGAGGTTCCCGCCACTGTCAGGGCAAGCGTTCCGCTCGTGGTGATTGGAGAGCCAGCCACTGAAATAATGCCACCCGTGAAGGTTTGGGCAACCGACGTAACGCTTCCTGATGCACCGGCCTTACTTGCAAGCAACTGAACGGTACCGGTATTGTCTTTATAGTAAAGCTTGCCGTCTGTGTAATTCAGCGCAAGCTCGGCACCGTTGGCGGAAGAGGTTAGGTTTGAAGCGGACGGAGTCGCCGAAGCGGTGCTGCTTCCGTAAATGAGAATGGGCGTATAGCCAGTCTGTGCCATTTAGAATGCACCTCCGTAGATGCCTGTTGTTGCTGTTAGCGTTGTAAAAGTTCCGGCAGCGGCCGTTGTTCCGCCAATCGTAGTGCCGTTAATCGTTCCGCCTGTAATCGCCACACTACTCGCGTTTTGCGTAGCCATAGTACCCAAACCAGAAACGGCGCTTGAAGAGATCGCGATAGCGGTGTTTGTGACGCTTGTAATCTGGCCCTGAGCGTTAACGGCAAAAACTGGAACCTGAGAAGCAGACCCATAAGTCGCAGCGCTGACACCCGTGTTTGTAATAGAAAACTGAGTGCCGGTCAATGTCAATCCGGTCCCGGCGGTGTAAGCGCCGGAGCCAGAAAATTGCTGCCAAATGATTGGGTCAGTACCAACAACGTCACAAGGCTGGGTTTGGACCCAGCCCGTATTGGCGTACAGGGTACCGTTGGATACAAAAGTAAAATCGCCGGACGCAATCTCAGTGGGCGTATCAAAATCAGTCGCCCTGGTTAGAACCGTGCCTCCAGTTGCCCAGGTATAAATACCGTTATGAGCCTGATTGGTTTCGTTCTTAACCAAGATCCGATTGGTATTAAGTAGGGTGTAACCATCAAGCGTGGTCAGTGCCACGCCAAGGGTCAGCGTCGCACCGACACCCGAGGTTCCGTTGTTATAAGTAACCGATCCACCGGTAATTGACGCAAGCGTTCCTGTCGTTGCTGCTGCGCAACTGGCGTGAACATGGAGCCCCTCAGCAACCGCATCAACGTATTGTTTTGTTGCAAGCTGAAGTGCCGATGTTGGGTCGCCAGTTACGGCGACTGAAGTAAGACCGGCAAGCGTAAGGCTTGTAGCACCCAGTGATATAGTTGTCGTGCCAATTGTGAGCGATGAATTGGTCAGGCTGGCATTGCCGATATTGGTCAACGTATTGCTTGATCCGCTAATCGTTTTGTTCGTCAGCGTTTGTGATCCGGTGAGCGTTGCGACCGTAGAATCGATGCTGATCGTTCTTGCGGAGGAGCCGTCGTAAGTCGTCCCGGAGTCAAGCTGCAAACCGGTACCTACGGTGAGTGCATTGGGATTAGCGGCGGTAATAGTGCCAGCGCCACCTAGCGAAACTGTAACGCCGTTGTAAGTCAACGAGCTATTGGTGAGACTAGCGTTACCGATATTGCTAAGCGTATTGCTCGAACCGCTGATGGTTTTGTTGGTCAGCGTTTGGGTGCCTGTTAGGGTTGCGACCACCGAAGTGTCGATACCCACCGATCCAGTTGATGTAATCGTTGATGGCGATAGCGAGATGCCAAGACCCGAAGTAATTGAGGTAACGCCGGAACCGGCAGCGATCGCGCCCCAAGCTCCATTGGCATAGCCTTCAAAGTTTTGAGTGGTGGTGTTATAGCGCATCGTTCCATTGGTCGGAGAGACAGAACGATCGCCTGTTGCGCCGGACGGCAATATGACACCCTGAACACCTGGAAGGGCTGGATTATCAGCAATGCTGACAATAGGATTGCCTGAGCTTCCATCGCCGCTTGCTACATCAATCTCGCTTGCGGTTCCCGTAATCGTTAGCAGCGTAGCGCCGCCACCAGAAGACCTGCTTACAAGACCGGTCCCAGAAGACAGCCCGGCAACCTGGGCAACATAACCCGCCAATGAAAGGGTTGGGTTTGCCGCAACACCATCGCCATCGGCAATACTCAAACCACTTCCAGAGGTCGCAATTGACCTCGCTGTAATCGTCGTGCCCGACTTAGTAAGGACTCCATTACTAGCACTTACCAAAGAGGCTAGAGCGCCCGAAGGGCTGATCTGTAACGTCCCTTGAGCGCCACCGTCAGTAATGCTTAAACCGGAACCCACGCCGATCTGACGACTTAAGGTAAGCAAAGGTTGGTTGCCAACCGTCAGGAACGGGTAATTAAGGCTAATAGAACCTGCAATCGCCGCGGTCGTCGTCTGTATGGTCGTGCCGTTTTGGCTGACAGGCACCAGTTCCGTGCCCGTTATGGCGCTACCCGTTGGCAGTTCAGAGATTCGCAAGTTGGGCATATCAGTCTTCCAGGCCGTCGATGTTACCGTTTACCGGGACATTCGCCTGCTCGGGCGAAATGATCGAGGTGTTATACGGATTGGTGATCAGCGCATCATCAACTACGGTTAGTGGCGTATCAGGACGCGGCCACCGAAGTGTAATTCTCTCAGTTTGTCGGGCAGGAAGTCGATAGGGATCGAACTGATCCTTGCACCCCTCATCGCAAACCATCAGCCCAGGGTAATTTGGGTCCGAAGAAAGCTGCACATAAGCCCTCTTCATGCTGCACCGACCGCATATTGCGATCGACAGCACCGTATTACCATGAGTGTCCAGGAATCTTGGCATTATCGTGTGTACATCGAAATGTTCGGAGCGAAGTAGATCGGGCTCTTGTCGCGCTCTTCCTGCTCGACGTCGTACAAGGCCTTCTCGGCGTACTTTTCAAGCAAAAGGATGCGGTTTTCCTGCACGTCAGGAAGCTCGAGGCTCATCGCATGGGCAAGCATGGCCTGAATGGCCGGGAACCAACGCTGGGGGACCTCGATGGAGTCCTTTAAGGCTCCGACATCCTCGATCTGACGCTGCCGCCAGCAGACCATTTGCACGAAGCTATTATTCGGGACCGGCCACAAGTAAACCTGGGGGTCCAACTTGCGATCGAACCAGAATTGCAGGGGCTGATTGCTTGGGAAGTTGCGGTTTGGCAGGTTCGTGTAGTCGTCCTGATTAAGCCTAGCCATCGGTATATCGGTTACCGTGGTCCCAAAGTAGACCTCGCGCATAACCAGGGTGCCTGATACGGCCCTCACGCGGTAATAGGGCACCGATACCCCAGGCTCGATCGTGAACCATGTCCACTCGTTATCCACTAAAACCGTCGATCCGGGGTTCTTGAGCGTGCTCCAAGTCGATCCGTCGGAGGAATACTCGATGATCAAGTTGACCGTCGAGGAAGTACCCGGAAGGAGACCGACCATCGTGACGTAGGTGTCCTCGGTGTACTGGATTGCGATATTGCCGCCAGCCGAGGTTTGTGTGCAAATGGTGTCGGTATTCTCATCAAAGGCATTAGCAACCGTGCCACCAGCCGAGGACGTGTAAGAGCCCGAGGGTCTCATCGTCTTGCGGTAGAGCACATTGCGCACGTCCACGGTCCCAACAGGGAGGTCGTAGATGTACTGCAAGGCCTTCATGCCGATGATGGTCTGCTCGACGCACCAAAACTGAATCCCGCGGTTTGCGAGGTTCGATAGCAGGTAGTAAAGGTTTTGCCTGGAGGCGTTGACCTGCTCGACCGTCAGCGATTCGGCAAACTTACCGCTGCGACGAGCCCCATGATCGATGAGGCTTTGCGTCGTGATGACTGTTTGGCCTACCGTGCCCGATGTGGTCATCTTTACCCCTTAGCATTTCCAGCGCCGTAGGGACGCTTTGGCGCGTTCAGCGGGTCCCTTGGCATTATCCACTACCCCTTGCATCCTGGCGCAAAAGGAGCGCTTTCTAGCGCCTCCTTCGGGCTGTGGAGCCTTCAGGTTTGATCCTGTTTCTCGGTTGTATTTCGCTCTACCCTTGG